AAATCACAACGTAGTCTTAAATCTTGGACTAAGCAGAAGTGGCGTACTAAATCAGGTAAGCCATCTACGCAAGGTCCAAAGGCTACTGGTGAAAGATACTTACCAGAGAAAGCTATTAAACGTCTTAGTGCTAAAGAATATGCTGCTACAACAAAAGCTAAACGTAAAGCAACTAAGAAGGGTAAGCAAGTAGCTAAACAACCAAAGAAGATTGCTAAAAAAGTAAGGCGATATAGAAAGGTTACATAATGGCTGTACGTAAACGTAAAGGCAAAGGCATGAAAGGCATGAGCATTAAGAGTGGTGACAAGCGTCCCACTAAAGCTGGTGCAGGAATGACTAAGAAGGGTGTTGCTAAATATCGTAGGCAAAATCCCGGTTCTAAGCTTAAAACAGCCGTAACTGAAAAGAAACCTTCTAAAGCACGTGCAGCACGACGTAAGTCATATTGTGCACGATCAGCAGGACAAATGAAAAAGTTTCCTAAAGCTGCTAAAAATCCTAACAGCCGTTTGCGTCAAGCACGTAAGCGGTGGAGGTGTTAATGGCTATAGGTCGTTCTAATATAACACAACAAGTTACTAAACCACCTTATAAGAAAAGAAAGATAAAAACTAAAAAGATAAAACGGAAAACAAAGAAAAGATAGCGTGTAAGTTGAAAAAGTTTTTAAATAAATTCTCAGAAGCATGGATTCAAGCTTTTGTATCTTGTTGTACTATGATGGTGCAGGGTGATTTTTTATCTTTATCTTTGAAACATGCTTTTGTTGCTTCTAAAACAGCGTCAATAACAGGAATAGCAACAGGTTTATTTTTAGTAAAGTTTAATAAAAATATGTCTCCTTTTATAGTGGCATGGATAGTTGGTTTATTTACATCAATAAGTGATTATATTGTACATCCAACACACTTTGGTGACTTTTTTTATGAAGCATTAGCTACAGGTATTATGGCAGGATTTCTTGCTTATGCTTATGAAAGGTTTAAAAAATAATGACTACTTCAGGCACATATAACTTCTCAATGGATATTGACGAAGTTATTCAAGAAGCAATGGAGATGATTGGCGGTGAACAGACACTCGGACATGATCCTAAATCTGCTCGACGTTCAATTAATCTACTGCTACAGGATTGGCAGAATCGTGGTGTACTGCTTTGGACTGCTAATACAACTACAGTTTCTGTATCTACAAGTGTAACAGCTTATGCTCTAGCTTCTAGCACCGTAGACGTTCTTGAAGTTGTTCTTAATCGTGACGATACTGATCTTCAATTAGAACGTATTACAATGGAAGAATATCTCAAAATTCCACGTAAAGGTCAAACAGGTCGTCCATCACAATATGCTGTACGGCGTGATAGAGATAATCCAACAATGTATCTCTGGCCTATTCCAGAGAATACAACAGACCTTTTAAAAATTGAACAAGTGCGGTATACTCAAGATGTAAACAAATCTGCTGTACAGACTGCAGATATTTCCAGACGTTTTTATCCCTGCCTTACTGCAGGACTATCTTACTTTATGTCAATGAAACGTCCCGGTATAGAAGGTGGACGTATTCAGTTTCTTAAAGCTGAATATGAAGAACGTCTAGCACGTGCAATGGATGAAGATAAAGAAAGAGCAAGCTTACGTATAGTACCAAATTTAAATAGAGTTTAAGAATTATGGCAAGCACTAAAAGAGCATTAGCAATATGCGATACGTGCGGTTTTCGGTATCCTCACAGGGTACTAAAAATGAACAGCTACGGAATGCTAGTTTGCCCAACAGACTACGATGGTGCTTATGACTTAAAGAACCATCCACAAAATAAAACACCCGATGTAAGAGACAACCCAGCAATTCGTAATCCACGCCCAGAACTTAATGCTGAACGAGGAACTGATTGGGAAGATGCTGCACTAATTTGGGAAGACACTGACAACTATTGGAATAGTATATAATGGCGACACTTACTGGAACACAAATTGCTAATACTTATAAGCAGCTTTTACAAGTTGGCAGTAGTAATACTGGATTAACTGGTACAGTACAATCTGTACAGGATGGTGAAGGAAATAATTCACCTTTACAACTTAGTCAAAGTGCAGTAAACATTAATGGAACTTTTCAACTAAGTGGAGTAACACTTACAGCTAATGCTTCAACTCTTAATGCAGTAGCAGACCTAACAGGTGCTACAGGCATTGTAGCTGTAAGTGGAGGTAATGTATATGGCAGAACAATCACTGGTGGGGCGGGTGTTTCAATCACTAATGCTGATGGCACTGAAGGCAATCCTACTATTGCTCTTAATACTACTGGAGTTACTTCAGCTTCCTATGGTCCAGCAACTAATATAGAAGTAAATTCTGTAGGACAAATTGTAAGTGCTGGTGCAGCAACAAGTGTCAGTGTTTCTGGTGTAACAGCTAATACATTTACTGGTGGTACTTTTGCAGGTACAACTGGTGATTTTAGTTCAAATGTTTCAGTAGGTGGTAATTTAGTTATTACAGGTGAGTTTAGTCCTGCATCTCTAAGTGTTACTGGTACAATTAATGCTAACAAAATATCAGCAACAGACGCAACATTTAATGATGTAGTTAGTGCAGCCTTCTTTGTTGGTGATGGTTCAGGACTTGTTAATGTACCCTCTGCAGAAGGAGGTACAGTAAAAACTTTAGAAGCTGGTACTGGTATTGCATTATATATAGATGCTGGTGTTACAAGTACAGTAAACAGTAGTGGTACTATAGCAGTAAGTGCTAATCAAAACTTTGGTACAGTATCAGTTAGCACTGCACTAGCAGTTACAGGATCAGCTTTATTTGATGTTGTATCTGCTACTTCATATTATGGTGATGGTTCAAATCTTACAGGTGTTATACAAACTTCAGTATCTGCTTATACCGTTAATCAGCTAACAGTTGTAAGTGCAGCTAGTTTTCCTGATGATGCTACATTAAATTTTGGAACAGGAAATGATTTACAAATAGTTCATAATGGTCTTCATTCTGTAATTAAAGAAATAGGAACTGGTAGTTTATTTGTTCAAAGTAATGAAATTAAATTAACAAATACTGGTTCTTTTTCAATGCTTACTTTAGCAGATGGTCAAGATGCAGATTTTCCATATGGTATTCAAGTAAGTGGCACAGTTAGTGCTACATCCTTTGTAGGACCAACTATTACTTCAATTAATTCTTTAATTGAAAATGTATCTGCACTTACAAGTGTAAACACAGCAGCTATTACAAGTATTAATACTATTTTAGGTGATGGAAGTAACTTTGCAACATCAGCAGAACTAGCTGCTACATCTCTTGCATTAGCTACAAGTATTGATACAGCTAATACACGAATTACTTCTGTAAGTGACTTTGCAGTAGCTTTATCTGCTACTATGGCTACAAGCATTGGAACAGCTAATACAAGAATTACATCTGTTAGTGATTATGCAGTAGCACTTTCAGCTACATTAGCTACAAGCATTGGAAATAGTAATACAAATATTACAACAAATGCTAATGCTATTACATCTATTAATACAGTAGTAGGAAATGTATCAGCACTTACAAGTGTTAATGCTGCTGCAATTACTAGTATTAATGTTATTATAGGAGATGGTACAGGTTTTGCTACAGATGCTGAACTAGCTTCAGTATCAAGCCGTGTAACCTCAGTGAGTGATTATGCAGTAGCTTTATCTGCTACACTAGCTACAAGTATTGCTAATGTATCATCTACAATGGCAACAAGTATTGCTAATCATCTTCCTCTTGCTGGTGGTACACTTACAGGTACAGTAAGCGGTACAGACTTTTATGTTAGTGCAGTAGCAATCGGAGTAGATAGTCTTTTAGGTAAAAATCTTCATATTGGAACTGCAGCAGTAGCTGATATTGTAAGTCTTACAGATGGTACAAGCATTGCAGTTGATTTTAATTCAGGTCAAAACTTTGCAGTACAACTTGCAGGTAATAGAACATTAGAAAGTCCAACTAATTGTGTAGCAGGACAAACAGGTTCAATACTTATTATTCAAGATGGAACAGGTGGGAGAACATTATCTTATGGAGCAAATTGGAAATTTCCAGCAGGTACTGCTCCAACATTAAGTACTGCAATTTCAGCAGTTGATAGAGTAGATTATATAGTGTATACTTCTACTGCGGTTCAAGCTATAGCAACATTGGATATAAAATAAAAATGGTATTTAATAACAATCTTCTTTTAGGTGCAGCAGGTGCTGGCGGTGGTTACGAGATTGACCAGTCGATCCGGTTTAATGACAATGACTCGGCGCATATGAACAGGATATTCGGCGCTGGAGGTACGCCCAAAACCTTCACAACTGGGTGCTGGTTTAAGGTTGCATCTTTTGGTGATGTTCGTGGAATTATCAATTCAGAAGATAATAGTGGCAGCGCATTAGATGACTTTATTATCCGTCTTAATGCTAGTGATAAGTTAGAAGTTATTTATAAAAACACAGCTAATGTGCAAAGAATTTCTTGGACATCAAACTTTGTTTTACGTGATCCAGCGGCTTGGTACTTCGTAGCCGTAACCTGTGATACAACTCCCGCAATTCCTATCTTCAAAGTTTTCTGCAATGCTGCTGGCACGTCAAATTGGGACTGCGATTCAGTTATGACCAAGACTACCGATAGTCTTGCTCAAAACGACGAAAGTTCTTTTCTAAGAAATTCTAACGAGGCGCATATTGGTGCCTTTTATAACGCTGGTGCAGGTAGTTATTTTGATGGATACATGGCTGAAATATTTATCCAAGATGGAGTGGTTATCACAGACCCATTTACAGACGGCTATGTTGAAGTTGATGAAAACGGCAGCTATAAGCCGCTTGATCTATCAGGAAAAACTTTTGGTACTCAAGGTGGCTTATACTTAGGCGCTGACAGTGCTGATCTAGGTGCAGACGACAGCGGCAACGGGAACGATTTTACCAGCAGTGGCTTGACCAGTGCGGATCAGCGTCTTGATAGCCCGACTCTGAACAAAGCAACGCTCAACCCCCTTAGTTCTGGCTCAAACCATACTCTTAGCGACGGTAATCTTTTCGTCAGCACATCTGGCACATCAGGGTTTTGGCATCGGACCCACGCAACGCAGTCTTTAACTCAAAAGACTTATTGGGAAATGGAAGTTGGGACATATTATGCTCTGAATTTTGGCTTGAGCCGTTTAGATAATTCTGTAAGTGGACAAAATACTCCCTGCGGTAATTATGGTGCCGGTATTCAAAATAATGAAATTTTCGTAGATGGTTCATTTGCTGATCAAAGTGACGGTGCAGTTACATTTCCAATGAACACCAGTGGCACTTATGTCATGTTGGCTTACGATCCAGCACGAAATGCTCTTTGGTGCGGAACTGACGGAACATGGAAAGATGGCACAGCATCTAGTGCCTCAAGTGAAACTATCTTGGCTGAGATTGAAGGCAGCGGAACTTCTTATGCTATCTTTACTGGTCTTGGTGAAGAACCTATTCCTTACGTTTCAAGTTATTCCACAAATACGGCAACTGCACGTTTTAGTTCTGAGGACTGGGAAGGAACTGCACCTACTGACTACGAGCAACTGGCCCCATCTTCGCTACCCGACCCAACCATTGCACTACCTGAGAAGTACTTCAACACTGTACTGTATGAAGGCAACGGCGGCGGACAGCGTGTTGGTGGATTCCAGCCTATCACTGAAACTTACACTGTGCCGAATAGTGTTATCTTTAATGACGATGACTCGGCGTATCTGACTCGGACACCAAGTAGTGCGGGTGACAAAAGAACATGGACTTTTTCTGCTTGGGTAAAAAGAGGAAACATTGGAGCGGATCGGCGGATTTTTACTGCCGCCAGTAATGGCACAGAGTTTTTCTTTGATGCTAATGATAAGCTAAATTTTTATCACTATAGCGGTGGATTTGTTTGGCAATACATTTCTAATGCAGTTTTCAAAGACTCTTCCGCTTGGAATCATTTTGTTCTTCGTGTCGATACAACTGATGCAACTGCTGGAGATAGAATAAAAGTCTATGTTAATGGTGTACAAATAACAGATTGGGGAACTTCAACAGCCCCATCCTTAAATGCTGAAGGTTTCGTAAATGGAACTTCGGCGCATTACATTGGGCGTTATAGTGGAAGCGATAACAATCACTGGGATGGTTATCTTGCTGAAATTAATCACATT